ACAGGGCGGCTGATCGACTACCAGATAAAGAACCCTGAAGCCGAGCCGTGGGAGATTGTGGAGCTGCCAGCCATACTACATGAGAACACGCCTGCGGAGAAAAGCCTGTGGCCAGAGCAGTGGCCGCTTGACCTGTTGAAGACGACGAAGGCCAGTCTCGACCCGAAGTTCTGGAACGCGCAGTACATGCAGCAGCCGACATCGGACGCTGCGGCGGTGATTTCACGCAAGGCTTGGCGAATATGGCCGAAGGATGACCCACCGAAAGTGGACATCATCATGCAGACGTGGGACACGGCGTTTGAAGCCTCAACCAGCGCTGACTACTCTGCGTGCACCACATGGGGTGTCTTCTACAATGAAGAAGAGAGCAACAAGCCGCAGCTCATCCTACTGGACGCATTCAAGGACAGGATGCAGTTCCCGGAGCTCAAGGCGATGGCCTTTAAACACTACAAGGAGTGGGAGCCGGACATGCTCATGGTGGAGAAGAAGGCTTCTGGAGCCCCGCTCATATATGAGCTGCGGGCGATGGGCATACCGGTGCAGGAGTTTACACCGAGCCGTGGAAACGATAAGATAGTGCGGCTGAATGCTGTGTCAGACATGTTTGCCTCTGGGAATGTGTGGGCTCCGGGCACTCGCTGGGCGCGGGAGGTTATTGAGGAAGTTGCGTCTTTCCCAAATGGGGAGCATGATGACTACGTTGACTGCGTCTCAATGGCACTGCTGCGGTTCAGGCAGGGTGGTCTGGTGGGATCGGACAAAGACGAGAAAGATGAACCACAGTACCAGAGGAGACGGATGCGTGCCTACTACTGAAACACAAAAATTCATGGGCCGGGGCGTGATGCTGGAGCGCCTTGCTGAGCAAGTGGGGAGCCACGAGATGGCCGTCAAACTGCTGCAAGATCGTGGCCACCTTAAAGCTGATGGCAAGACATTCACGGAAGCAGGCGCCAAGCGCAACGCGATGTCAGCCGAGGAACGGGCACTGGACAGGGCCAAGGTTCGCACAGGCCGGTCAACAAGAGACTTTAAATACTCGTCCGTCACAAACCGGGCAACGCTAAGAAAGAAATACTGATATGGCCACCAACATAGACAAGTCACTGTACGCGGCACCCCAAGGAATTGTAGGGGAGGATGTTTCTGAGCCGATGGAGATTGTGCTGTTGGGCGGAGATGAGGAGCCCGAGGAGGTAGACCTCATTGAAGACGCGGATTTCGACGACAACCTTGCCGAGGACATGGATCAAGGGGACTTGACAGAGATGGTTGGGGACTTGGTAGCAGACATCGAGAACGATAAAAACTCGCGCAAGGAGTGGGAGAAGACCTACACCGAGGGGCTCAAGCTGCTGGGCCTGCAGACTGAGGTGCGCACAGAACCGTGGACTGGTGCTTGCGGCGTGTTCCACCCCATGATTACTGAGGCCGTGATACGCTTCCAGAGTGAGACGATAACGGAGACTTTCCCTGCAGCGGGGCCGGTGCGCACTAAGATTCTCGGGAAAGAGACGAATGAGAAGAAGGAAGCTGCTGTCCGTGTCGAGAATGACATGAATTACCAGCTTACAGAGGTGATGAAAGAGTTCCGCCCCGAGCACGAGCGCATGCTGTGGTCGCTTCCGGCAGCCGGGTCAGCCTTCAAGAAGGTGTATTTTGACCCCAGTTTGGACAGGCAGGTGTCCACATTCATCCCCGCCGAGGACATGTTGATCCCATACGGCACATCGGACATTTTCTACTGCCACCGCGTCACGCACGTGATGCGCAAGACCAAGAACGAGATACTGAAGCTGCAGAAACTAGGCTTTTACTTGGACATTGAGCTGCCAGATCCGACGCAGACCAAGGACACCATCCAGAAAGCCAAGGACAAAGAGACCGGGTTCAATGATTTGAATGATGACCGTTACACGTTGTATGAATGCAACGTTGATTTGGACTTGAAGGGCTACGAAGACAAGGATGAAGACGACGAAGCCACGGGTATCGCGCTCCCGTACATAGTAACCCTCCTCAAAGGCACGAACGATGTACTCGCCATCCGCAGAAACTGGAAATCCGACGACCCTCTGCGGCTCAAACGACAGCATTTCGTCCACTACCAGTACATCCCCGGCTTTGGCGCCTACGGCTTCGGGCTGTTCCACCTCATTGGGGGGTTTGCAAAATCAGCGACTAGCATCATGCGTCAGCTCGTCGACGCAGGAACTCTGTCCAACCTGCCGGGCGGCCTTAAATCTCGCGGGCTTCGCATTAAAGGGGACGACACCCCGATTTCCCCGGGAGAGTTCCGAGATGTAGACATTGGTTCGGGCACGCTGCGAGATAACATCCTGCCACTACCCTATAAAGAGCCTTCTGGGGTGCTTTTCCAGCTCCTGAACGGGATTATTGAGGAGGGCCGCCGGATTGCGTCGTCCTCGGACATGAAAATCTCAGATATGTCGGCCAATGCGCCGGTGGGCACGACTTTGGCCCTGCTAGAGCGCCAGTTGAAGGTTATGACAGCGGTTCAGGCACGGGTTCACTACAGTTTGAAGCAGGAACTCGGTCTGTTGGCCGACATCATCCGGGACTACTCCCCCGAGGACGATTATGACTACGAGCCAGCGTACGGCGAGCCTACGGCTAAGCGATCTGACTACGATGATGTTGACATTATCCCGGTCAGTGACCCCAATGCCGCGACGATGAGTCAGCGAGTGGTGCAGTACCAAGCGGTGCTGCAGATGGCTCAGATGGCCCCGGACATCTACAACATGCCCGAGCTACACAGGGCGATGCTGGAGGTGATGAGCGTCAAGAATGCCGACAAGCTCGTACCACTGCCAGAAGACCAGAAACCGAAAGACCCGGTGTCAGAGAACATGGCTGTGCTGAAGCTGGAGCCCATGAAAGCGTTCTTCTACCAAGACCATGAGGCGCACATCAAGGTGCACATGTCCGTGATCCAAGATCCACTGATCCAGCAGATCATGGGGCAGAACCCCAAGGCAGGACAGATGCAAGCAGCGCTCATGGCACACATTTCTGAGCATGTCGGGTATGCCTATCGGGGCAAGATCGAGCAGCAGCTGGGCATCTCATTGCCAGCAGAAGACAGCAAGATGCCTCCAGAAGTCGAGTTGGCCCTGTCCGGGATGATGGCACAGGCAGCACAGCAGGTGCTGCAGCAGTCACAGGCTCAGGCAGCGCAGGCGCAGGCTCAGCAGCAGGCACAAGACCCTGTCCTACAGCTTCAGCAGGAGGACATGGCCAACAAGAAGCGCGAACTTGATTTGAAAGAGAAGAAGATAATCACGGACGCCGCGACAGATGCGGACAAACTCGAACTGGCAAAAGACGCTCTGGAAGGGAAAATGGCTCTAGAAGGCATCAAGCTGAAGCAGAAAGACGACAGCGAGAAAGCCCGTATGGAGTCGCAGCAAGAGACGGACGCTGCCCGCATGACCCTAGACATGGTCAAAAACAATATGCAGTCACAACAGAAACAACAGCCGAAAGGAAATAGATGATCCAAGAATATACGCGCATTCTACGGGAGCAGATGCGTGCGGACATGAATAATTACGCCGATGATTTAGCAAGCGGCGCGTGTAAGAATTTTGATGAGTATCAAAAACTCTGTGGTGTCATTCGAGGACTAGCCATCGCAGAGCAATACGTTATCGCCCTCGCAGAGAAAGTGGAAAAATCAAATGAGTGAAATACTTCTGCCTCCCGGCATACTACTGCCAAGCGCCATCCAGCCAGCTGAAAAGCCTGCTGAGGGCGAGACCGATGAAAAGAAAGCGACGATGCTTCCTACCCCAACAGGCTGGAAGTTGCTCTGCGCTGTCCCTGAAGTGGCCCAAAACTTTGAAAACTCGGACATTATGAGGGCAGGAGCCTTTATGAAAGCCGAGGAGCACGGCACTACGGTGTTGTTTGTTCTGAAAGTTGGGCCAGATGCGTACGGAGATAAAACCAAATTCCCTGCAGGCCCGTGGTGCAAGGAAGGCGACTTCGTACTGGTGCGCACCTACTCAGGCACGCGCTTCAAGATATACGGAAAAGAGTTCCGCTTGATTAATGACGATCAGGTGGATGCAGTAGTAGAAGACCCACGGGGTGTGACCCGCGCTTAAAGGAGCAAAATCATGGCAAATACAGAATACCAGTTCCCAGATGAAGCTGGGGTAAAAGACGACAAAGAAGAGATTCAGGTCGAACTTGAGGGGGCAGAAGAGATCGAGATTGTCGACGACACCCCTGAGAAAGACAGAGGCCGCCCAGCGCTGGGGCGAGAAGTGGTTGACCCCTCTGACCAAGAGTTGGAGACATACTCGGACAAAGTGCGCTCCCGTATCAAGGAGCTCACGCACGCACGCCACGACGAGCGCCGGGTAAAGGAAGCTACGCAACGGGAGAAGGTCGAGTTGGAGAGCTTCTCTCAGCGGTTGCTGGATGAGAACAAGAAGCTTAAGCAGTTTGTCAACACCGGCACGCAGCACTATGCGGAGCAGGCCAAAACTTCTGCTGAGCGGGAAATGGAGTTTGCACGCAAGAAGTACAAGGAAGCGACGGAGTCTTTTGACTCGGACGCAATCCTCGCAGCACAAGAAGCCTTGATTGATGCAAAACAAAATCTAGAAAAAGCGAAAGAATATCGTCCAACTGCTTTACAAGTAGAACAAGATGATGTACAAACGCAACAACAGAACACCCAAACTGTTCAACCGGACGAAAAAACACTGCGCTGGCAGGCACAAAACCAGTGGTTCGGAGCATCTGGGTTTGAAGAAGTTACCAGCTACGCACTAGGGCTGCACCAGAAGCTAGTCAATACGGGCATGGATCCGCGTTCGGACGAGTATTTTAGTAATATAAATACCCGCATGAAGTCTAAGTTTCCCGAGGTATTTGGTGGAACTGAAGAAAGATCGAGGTCATCTGAAGCTCCTAGAAGGCCCGCGAATGTGGTTGCACCCGCATCCCGTTCTAACGGTGTTCGAAAAATTCAACTAACTGTTACTCAGCAGCAGCTAGCCCGTAAGTTTGGGCTGACGCCTAAACAGTATGCAGAACAAGTCGCAAAACTGGAGTCTTAAAATGGCAACGAATCAAACACCTCGTGAAATCACTTCACGCGAAAAAACCGCTCGCTCTGTATACGTGCCTTCGAGCGCACTACCTGACCCTACACCTGAACCGGGATATACGTTTCGCTGGGTTGCGACACATATTCTGGGACAGCTTGAACCAACCAACGTGTCTCGCAAGATGCGCGATGGTTGGGAACCTGTTAAGGCCGTAGACCATCCTGAATTGATGATTGTGGGTAATGAGAAGACTGGAAACGTCGAAATTGGTGGGCTGATGCTCTGCAAAATGCCTACCGAAAGAAACGAAGCCATTTCGGAGTATTACAACAAGCAAGCTAGATCGCAGATGGAGTCAGTGGACAATCATTTCATGCGCAATAATGACCCGCGTATGCCGCTGTTCGTAGAGAGTAAATCCTCAACGAGCCGTGGCGGCGGATTTGGTTCTGGTTCTAAATAAAGGAGTACTTTATGTCCTCAGTCGCTTCCCCCTACGGTCTAAAAGCCGTAAACTTGATCGGCGGGCTGCCTTATGCTGGCAGCACCCGTTCGCTCTTGCTCGACCCCGCTGGCTACGGCACCAACATCTACGCAGGTAGCATGGTGTACGTTAAGGCTTCGGGATACGTGGAAATCGCTACCGCTACCGGTGCTGACGCTACTACCAACGGCATGCCCGTAGGTACGGCTAACACAGGTATTGTTGGTGTTTGCACTGG